CAGGGATGGGCGCCCGAAGGATTTTAAAAACTTTCATTTGTTTTCAACAAAATCTCGACTACTAAAAGTGACAAATAAAGGGATCCTTCGACTTAACCGAAAGAAAACACTCTTAGCAACCGTCGTTCGAGTGGGGGCGGGCAGTGCGGGCTGCGAACGACATAGCCCACACAATGAATAACTACGCTCACATGAGCAACAAAGGGGCGGCCTCTGCCAACTCCTCTACTATAGGGGCGGCTCGACCTGCTCCACCAATCATCCGTCCGATCGCTGGTGCTGCTTGAGATGCAAAGTTTGCAAAGCTAGCTATCCCATTGACGACATTGCCCAAAGTATCAAAGAAAGAACCTCCCGATCGAGCAGCGGACGAATCACCATCTGACTTCATAACTATCTGAGGGACCAGTGTTGTTGGATTTTCTAATATCGCTCGAGTCATAGGTGTAGTAGGTATCATGGTTGATGGAATTTTGTTAATCTGCCGACTCCAAATCGCGCTAACTGGGTCAGTCTTGCCTTTGTAATTTTGACCCCTAGTTCGCATTGCTCTACCCCATGTTGGGAACACAACTGGCACAGTTTCCAATGGCATTGAGGATGCTAAGGCTGGATCCGATGGTGCTGTGGCCACCCAGCTCAACAAATTGATGGAGAACTGCACACTACCTGTAGCAGCAACCCCAGCGTTCGTTGTTCTGACCAAAGCTCTAACCCATGGAGCTCCCAAAGCCCACGTCCTCCTAAAGTACTCAGAAACTTGAAATTGACTACCTGGCTCGTCACCTTGTGATTTGAACGATACTCCTTTAGACCAGGTTGTTCCAGTATACATCGATATACATCCATCTGCTTCTTCTGGAGTGTCACTCAAATTAAGAGCAGACCCAGGATCAGCAGTAGTCCACAATGATGGTAAAGTATCAATAAAACGATCATAACTGTTGTTTCCAGTACGTGTTTGATAAGAGACAGACAAATAAGCATTCTTATTTAAAGTGTGAACATGTAACATGGATCCGCCTTCATAGTAAATGTTTCTCTGCTCCACCTTCAGTCCAGGTCCGGAACCACCTTCATCCACATAAGACGTTGCCAGCGGGTAGGGATTGGACGTCCACCCAGCGTTAACAAGTCTAGTCATGCCAGTATAATCACCTGACACAGACGGTTTGAAAACAACCAACGGAAATTCAACATTGAATGGATCATGGCAAAACCAGATTTCAGCTCGACCATTAGCATCAGTTGTTGTTTCAACAGTTGCTATCGCTCGACCACTATACCTGGAATACCTTCCAATCATAGCACCACCGCCGGTGTATTGTGGAGTGGTTGTTCCGTGAGCCTCAGTACTATTCCACTTATTTCCTGAATCTACCGAACCAGTCTGAGTACCCAAAGCTTCATTTATCAACCCACCCAACACTCCAGTAAAAGAGTTGAATGGTGTTGCACCAGGACTAGGTAATGGAAATGGTTTTGAAGCATCAAACAAATTAGCTAATAGTGCAGCATGGAATTTATCTTCTAGTCCTAGAATCATACGATGAACTCTTTTAGTTCTGCCAGACCACGCTTCACCATCACTAAAAGCCCTACTAATAGGATTATTAAACGGAACCACTTTACTTTTACGTTTTTGCCTATTGTTTCTCTTCTTCTTCTTCTTCTTAACTTCAACCAACCGTGGTTGAGCTTGATTTTTGGATTTGGAACGCAAATACATATCCAAACCGCTCTTAAGTTGCTTTTGGTTGTTGTTTTGAGTCATTGTGTTTACTTAATAGAAATGAAGCGCACCTTCTGAAGTCATTTCTTTCGCCTGGGCTGGCTCATCAGTTCGCTTTCATATGCGCCCACAACCCGCAACTGCCCTATTTTAACCCCCACACGTATCGAAAGTCACTAGACGATCGATCACAACATCAGTAACCACAACAGGAACAGATTCTATCTCTGAAAACATGATTTCTAATCGTACGTATTCCTCCTGCGAAATTCCATATACTTCCAACATGTATTGCCCAATCCGATCGAAATCCAATTTAACTTCATTTTCCTCCAAGAATCCCTTCCGAAATTTCAACAAATCATCATAGTGGTTATACCTTTTCACCTCCACATGGTCAGTCAGTTGTAAACATCTCCTGGCAATCGTGCCCAGAAATGGTACAAAACCTGCCATCTTCACAGTAGCCAACGAAGTTTGTTTCAGCCAATCCAATGGGTCTAGTTGGATGTCTGCTGAGGTTCCCATTTTAAACAATCGCCTACCGATTGTTGGTCCCCAGGCAACTGTGGAAGTCCCATCTTCAAGAATAACAGGATAAAGCCTATTTCCAAGAAAGACTGCGGTGTTAGCTTTCACGTGTGTTTTCATATCACGTGCCTCAAAGCCAAAAGTACCAATAATTTTGGATACCCTCTCCTCCAACCCATCATGAGCAGGAAATAATGTGAGAGAATCGTCACCCAAAACAGCAATCCGACAAATCTTAGAAAAGGCTTGATAATCCTCCAAGGTAATATCGTCCATATCTTTATTGGTATAGACGATCAAGTAACTAGCGAGTTGCACGTAATAATTAATAAGAGCGTTCATGAGCGCTGTGTCAGAGCGCCCGCTCGCATTCATTATTGGAGCCCTAACCAGGGTTCCACTGGAAAACTTGCCTTCAGGCTGCATCCAATCCCTCCAAACAGCCTTAAATTCCTCCGAATCAACTGGCAAGCCCCAGAAACGATAAACGGCTAATACAAAAAGAAAAGCCTGGAGGGTGTACGTCGTGTCAAATTTACTAAAGTCATTCTCGATCATTAGAAAGTTCAACAATTCGACATCATCAATCTGAAATCCAAAATCAGAGTTGACATACATCCTAGCCCAACGATTGGCCTCTCCGGGAGTCAAACCTCCAAAATATGTTCCCACATTATCTACGTGCAATATTTTATGCAAATTCATAGTACTCTTCCTCATAATGGGGCCCATAATTATTTGGGAAATGGCCAGAGGATTACAGATGATGCGCGGATTTATCCGCCGCCTTCTTCCATTCAACTCACAGCCATGTGTGTCTAACTCACGTTTTAAGAAAAAGGAGAATGTTATTTTAATAGGATCGCTCGGATTGTATTTAAGTAGAGCTGCCCAATACAACTTTCTTTTCCTTGGTTCAAATGTGGAGATCCAGTTATCTTCATTCCAATCTTTCACCTTCCAAACATTCTTATCAAGATAATCTATCTTAGTTTTGACACTAATCAAGACCTCCTGTAAGCGATCTTCCGGCACCAGTTTGAAATTTTTCAATTCACTCCAAACATAACCATTACTCGAAAAGTCATATTTACAAAAGGGCATAGCTCCTTCAAACGAATTCGGCTTTCCTATCAACTCTAATCTTGTTATCAAACGAAACAATTTTTCAAATTGCCCTGGTAACACCTGATCCAAAGGTTGAGCAAAAATTCTAGTTCGCAAAGCCCCTTCCTCAACTTCAGGATTACCTGTGTTCAATACTCTAGCTCTAGTTGAAACCATAACTCCAATACCACTACTATAATTCGAAACACGTACCGGCTTTTTCTTTTCCGATCGTTTAAATCCTGGCACCTTCGATCGTTTTCGAAATTGAGAATTAATTTGTATATCCTTTAACAATGGTTTCGGTTTGTAATATGGATTAGCCGGAGCCAAAGGAATAGGATAGTTCAGGTAGTGTAATTTACCATCGTTCGGCGTTAGATAGTGCAAATTGTGACTTGTTTTCTCTTCAATCTCTCCACAAACGTTATTGATTCTGTAACTACAATCCTCACAATAGCCTCTAACCCATTTGTACTTGCTCGGGGCATAACCTCTACACCACTTACACTGAACTTCTTTATTGATAATAAACTCGCTCGACTTACCTCGAGATTTTCTTGCAGTATAACAAGCTGGTAAGTTAACGTCCCCATCGATCATTAAGGCGGACTTCTGGCGAGGTGGCAATTTGATCAAAACTTCATACAAACAGTCTAACATATCATCGTAATCGATCGACCCTCGTTCGTACTCAGTTATAACACAATTGATCCTAGGAAACCTGGCTCTAGAATGGTAGTACAAACATTCATTAGCAGCCTTGCGAATCGCTGAAACCGGCTCATCTGCGTTCTGCCTTGTGACAGTGATCTTTGAATTGGCGCCTTTTGTTTTGTAAAACTCGGCCAGACGTATGTATGCAGTAACATATGAATTGAAAACATTAGGGTGTAAATGTGGTGCTGCTGTCATGACTAGCTTGCTAGTAGAATGGTAGATAGATGGCAAATCTCCAGTCATCAAAGTGGTCAATATATTGCCATGAAATTGATCAACAATGCCATGAGTTACACTCCTAGCTGAATCAACAGGACGTCCTGCAATCCTCAACTTAACATGAGAATGCGTGGCTTGGTCTATCCTCGATCCATTGCCTCCAACACACATATTAGGCAAACAATAGTGGAAACTCTCCTCAATAACCTGCACATTTCCTTTAGTCACTTGCTTGGTATGTCGATGCAACACAAATGAATCAATATCTTTGGCAGGGACAGGGTTCTTGCTGGTTACCTGTTGTCGTATCGGAAAATACAGCGTATACCGACCACAAAACCTTGGTCTCTGTGCCATTGTTATAACTTTTCGATCCATAATGTCATCATCATCCATCAAGGAACTATACAACATGACCGGTCTTGAATCCCAAGAGTAATAGAAATCACCATCTCGATCATGGAGATCTGGAAAAAGAAAATTGTCGTATCCACCATCCGTAACGTCCGTAGTATTATCCCATAATATACCAACCAATTTATCAGGGTCATTGCTAGAGTGTTTCCTCCAAACATTATAACATGTTTTGGGATGTAGAGGACCACAGTTAAGATATAGCAAATGTCCATCGATGATAAACTCCTTTGACGATGGGTACCAATCAACTCGATTTCCCACTCCAAATCGCTCCGGTAAATCAACATCCACTAAGTCTCCAAATCTTCTTAGAGTCCTAGGCATATCAAATGTCATATCCATCCCAAACAACCTAAAAGAATCTCGATATTTTTGGTTTGATCTAGACTTTGAAACAGCAACTGAACTGTCTCTACCTTGATATAATCCGTGATCGACCAATTTTATGAGTGGTTTTGAAAACTGTTCATTATCCAAATATTTTATAGACAAAACATGGGTACCGTAATGGTCCTTGGATCTAAATTTCTCCACATCACTAACCAATTCACCTACTCCAACAACAGTTTCTACGGCTCCAATAGCTAAACCACAAACATTTCCAAAAATCATGCGAGATAGACCATCAACCAATCTTGATTCTGCAACGGTCTTAGCCAAACCCTCCCAGTTCATTCCCCCCCATTCCTTCCTCCTATCAACCAAATAATCTTCACACTGTTGAGATATTTTACTAGGGTCCGGATATTTTTCAGTTGACCTGACTTTGACTTTAACAGAAGGCAAATCCATTGTCTTTCGCACAACGCTTTCTACATTGCCATACTGAACATCTCGAATAGTGTTTTGACCAGATTGATATGAGATGAACGTGGGTGTCATAGAGACCACAGGTTCGGATCTAATAGGCTGAGTGTAAGGTAAAGATAATGTAGTCTCTGCGACATCTTGACGAATAACCGCAGTCATGGATGGATTAACGACTGCACTAGAGACTAAAATAGATTGAGCTTTGTCAAAATAATCTTTTGTTGTTGCTTGATTTTCTTCAGTGGGAAGAGCCCCTTTCTTTTGATAGCGATAATCATATACATAAGCAACATGACCTATTTCTCCAACTCTCTCGTTATGCTCATATTCTGGATCCCAATTTGGTCCATGAATCAATCCAAAGAAATTATCATAACTATGCTCAAATAGTAAAAGAGAGGGAGCTGAATCTCCTTGAATGTTTCGTCCGAGGATCATGATCTCATTATGAGATTCTATGTACACCACCCTATGATAGCCTATGTTCAATTCATCTAGGCACTCTACGAAATCTTTGGCACTCATAGGACCGTCCTCGCCGTAACAATCATCCCAATCCAAAATCTCTGTGATACCTTCAATTTGTTTTTGTGTCTTGTTTTGATTGTAGTGCATGTAATCTGCAAAAGCCTGCGTAATACACCAATGTTCCGTTGGAGCTCGCACAGTATAATTGTGCACTGACTGAAATCCACTGCCTCTGTTGTTTTTGTCTGGACAATAATCTCCTGCAATGACGTATTTACTAATCAGCGGTCGTTCTTCGGCTTTTGGACACCTTTTCTTACTATCTTGAAAGTGTGTAAAGATTGGATATTTGGGTCCACCCCCGGAGTTCAATTCGTCCTGCTTCACTTTCCAAGGCTTTTTCTTGGTATGATAATAAATGGGAAGACGAATTATCATGCTCTCTACCGGATATGAGGTGATTGTTGCTTGAACAAGTAGATGAACAAAAATGAGGTGGTAAAAGTATACTCTAACGTTAAACAAGTTCCGTCTTATTCTACGGGCTCGAACGAAAGAGATTTTATGAATAACGAGCAGTAGAATTTGTAAGGTAGCCACAGCTGTTATAGGAGTGATAAGTGCTAAACTCATAGCTATAGCAAATGATAGATAGGATGCGGAAAGCGCAATAGCAACCCACACACTAGCGATTCCTACCATACGTTTTGGGCTTTTTAAAATGTTGCAGATAAGCACCGCCCACCACGCTACTAACACTAACCCAATGGGTTTGCTGGGAACCTTGGGTTGACCCTCAGGTGGCGTCCACCTTACGGGCGGATTTACCCCAGGCTTTCCGAAGGCCTGGGGGTCCGTGACTTTCGTCATTTCCCCACGAAACAAAGACGGCTCAATACGACCCCGGCTCGCTACACCGATGAAGGGGGATATCCATTCCAAGGATCTTCTTACGACGGTCTACACCAGAGATGACACAAGCGAGACATAACTTGTGACTGTCGAGCAGAACGATGCCAGCGTGCTAAAACTCCTATTACTCGGTAAGACGGGTTTTTGCCCGGGAGCTGAGAGGCGCAACTGCTCATACACTACGGGTCGATGGAAATTCCAGAGTTGATCTCACTGTCCAATTCACGAGTCATCAATGCAGCTGACGACCAAAGAAATCGGAAAGACGGTGACAAGAGAAGACAACAACTGGACGAATGCAGGAAAGATTTCCTTCGACCACCCACACGAGTACCAGACAAAGCACTTCGACAATATATCTGCGCTGGAACAGAAGTAACACCCATATTCAACGAAGAATGAGACCTGACTCGGGGTGCGTGCTTGCCGGAACCCAATACAAGATGACAATACTGCTGTGAGGAAGAATTTGAGTCTGGATCGGGCGTCTACGATACATATAGTAGTCGAAGACGCCCGGTCCAGATTCAGATCCTTTCTCACTTGCAGCATTGTCATCAAGACCTTTAGCAGTCGGTATAAATAGCAGTGGTCTTTGAACCGCCCATAAGC